GAGAAGTCGCCGATCAGATCATCACCGAGCTGAAGAGCGGTGTGCGGCCGGAGCGCTCGCAAGATCATATTGCGCCACGCTCGCTCACTCCGTTCGCAAGCCTACCCGGATCCCACTTCGCCACGATCGTCGCCGATCCGCCGTGGCAGTTCACCAACAAGACCGGAAAGGTCGCCCCCGAGCATCGCCGGCTGCATCGTTATGCGACGATGACGCTCGACGAAATCATGGCGTTGCCAGTCGAGCAAGTCGTCGCGCCGACTGCGCATCTCTACTTGTGGTGTCCGAACGCGCTCCTGCCCGAGGGCCTCGCCGTGATGAACACGTGGGGCTTTAGCTACAAGACCAACATCGTCTGGCACAAGATTAGAAAGGACGGCGGCTCGGACGGCCGCGGCGTCGGTTTCTATTTTCGCAACGTGACCGAGCTTGTCCTGTTCGGTGTGCGCGGCAAGAACGCACGCACGCTGGCGCCAGGACGGCGGCAGGTCAACTTTGTCGAAACTCGTAAGCGCGAGCATTCGCGCAAGCCCGACGAAATATATCCCATTTTCGAGGCGTGTAGTTCGGGGCCGTTCCTTGAACTGTTTGCGCGCGGCAGTGCGCACCCAGGCTGGGTGGTTTGGGGCGATGAGGCATCTGTCAGTTCCACCGAAGCCGTCGCCGGGACTGAAGCTGACAACGCGCGTCTCACCGACGGAGGCACGCCATGAAGCTCAACGACGTCCTTGCCGCGATGCGCGCCGGCGCCTGGCTGCATTTAACTCTCGCTGACGGACCGCGATGGCAGCTTAACGACGGCGCAACCGCGACCACAGTCAACAGCAGGACTGTGGCGGGGATGATCAAACGCGGGCACATTGCCGGAAACAACGACAGCCGTTCGATATCGTCCCTTCGCAAACCTGGCGCTACACCCGCCCAAAGGAGCCTCCGCAAGTCGGCAACGGAGGCACACCATGAAGATCATTGGCGCCGACGAAAGGCTCAACGAGCCGCGCGGTGTGAAATTCCTGATCAAGGGTCCGTCCGGCGTCGGCAAAACAAGCCTGCTGCGGACGCTCCCCGATCCGTCCCGCGTGCTGTTCATCGACAGCGACGCCGGCGATCTATGCGTGCAGGACGTACCGGTCGATACGATCCAGATCGACGACTGGCAGACGGCGCGCAATATCGCGGTTCGCATCGGCGGCCCTAATCCGTCGTTTGCGCCGACCAGTCCTTATTCCGAAGCGCACTACAAGGCGGTCGGCGGGGCGCTGGAAAATCTCGACCGCTACGATCTGATCTTCGTCGACAGCATCACCGCCATCAGCCGGCTGTCGTTCCGCTGGGCTGAGCAGCAACCGGAAGCGCGTTCAGAGCGCACCGGCGCCAAAGACACGCGCAGCGCTTATGGGTTGCACGCACGTGAGCTGCTGCTGTGGCTGCATTAGTTACAGCACGCGCGCGGCAAGCATGTCGTCTTTATCGGCGTCCTCGAAAAAGTCACCGACGACTTCGGCCGCTTCGTCGAATATCGCCTGCAGATGGAGGGCGCGAAAGTGCCGCGCGAGATCGGCGCCATCGTCGACGAAGACATTGTGATGGAGTTTCTCGACTTCGGCGGTTCCGAACCGGTTCGCGGGTTCGTGTGCACGTCACCGAACAGGTGGCATCTGCCGTGCAAAGATCGCAGCGGAAAACTCGACCAGACCGAGCCGCCACACCTCGGCAAGCTCATCGCTAAAATTCTCAACCGTTCTTCATCCCCACAGCAATAGGAGGCAGTCATGCTGTTCGACTACTCACAGACTTCCGATCCTCGCGACCTCTCCGAGCTTATTCCGCACAACACGCTTGCCAGCGTGCTGATGCGCATCCTCCCTGGCGGCGTTGGCGAGAACGGACTGCTCAAGCGCACGGCGAAGGGCGACGCCGAGGCGCTCATCTGTGAATTCGTCGTCGTCGACGGGCCGTACGCGAAGCGCAAGTTCTGGGACACCTTCCTCCTTGAGGGCACGACTCCCGGTCAGCAGGAGATGGTTCTCACCAATCGCGGTCGCCTCAAGAACATCCTGGAGTCCAAGAAGGGAGACACCAGCGAGCAGGCGCTCGCAAAGTACAAGGCAGGTCTCAAGGACTTCGATAACATCGTTTTCATCGCCAGGACCGGCGTCAGAAAGGGCGAGCTGAAGAACGATGGCAGCGGAGATAAGTGGCCGGACAAGAATTACTTGGCGGCCGCGATCGGTCCTGAGCACAAAGATTGGCACCCATGCGAGCAACCGCCCCCGTTCAATGGCGGCGGTGGCGCCGCGCCGGCTTCCGCACCCGCGGGCTCTACACCGATCACCCCGCCGAAATGGGCCAAGTAATGAAAAGGGCGCGCACTGTCGGCGAGATTTCGCCGTCCGCACTCGAGGACGAATGGCAGCGACGCGCGACCGCCGCCGCCATTGAAGCCGCGCGTGGGGTCGTCAAGCTCGACGGCCCCATTCCGCCGGCGGTGCCGGTCGGAAGGTTGAGCGACACGGAGTGGGGCTGGGTTCTCGCCGCAATGTTGTTCGCCTGGATTTCGGCCCGTGCCGAGCAGGCAGCCGCAGAGCAGCTCGACACCGAGCAGTGCATCCGTATGACCGCACTCGAACACAGCCATGGGACGCTGGCGCGGTCGCGGCGATCCTGCCCAACTTGGCAAATGCCTGTCCCGACATCGACTGGTCGCAGCCGCTCGCGCAATGGCCGCGGGACACTATGGTTGAATTCTTGCTGACCGCCATGCGGCTTATTCGCAAGGCGACTATCGCGCGCGACCTCAGCGACAAGGGTATCACCCGCCAATCGAGCACGAGCACGATCGCGCGTCAGGCCAATGCCGCGGCTGGTGGGCCGCTCATGACCGCAGACGAATGGAATGACGAACTTGATATCTAACCGAGGCCGCTGCGATGCCCCACGACAAGGCCGAACTGCCGCGCTCATATCTCGGCGCCTCTATTGTCGGTTCAGACTGCCTGCGTCGGGTACAATACGATTGGTGGTGCACGCCGACGCTTAACGCGCGCACGCGCGCGATCTTCGCCCGCGGGCACTATTTGGAGGCGCGAGTACGCGAGCAGCTCGTCGCGGCCGGGCTCAAGTTTGCCCCGCCTGAGGCGCTCGTGTTCACAGCCGTGAACGGCGACTTGCGCGGCCACGCCGACGGCATCATTACTGCGGGGCCTAATCCGCTCGGCAGCGCCTACGTCAATTATCCGTTTCTGTGGGAATGCAAGGCGCTCAATGCGAAAAACCACCGCGCCCTCGCGCGCAACGGACTCGAAAGGGAATTCCCCAGATACTCGGCGCAGCTTGCGCTCTATCAGAGCTATCTCAAGCTGACCAACCCGGCGTTATTCACCGCGGTCAACGTTGACAGCTGTGAGCAGCTGCATTTCTGGGTGCCATTCAACGCCGAGCGCGCGCAGCTGTGGAGCGATCGCGCCGCCAATATCATCGCGGCGACGCGCGCCGGCGAGCTGCTGCCGCGCGCCTACAGCGACCGGGATAAGTTTCCCTGCAAGATCTGTCCGCATGTCGACCGGTGCTGGCGATGAGTGCGCACAAGAAAACCTTGGAGGAAAAGATTGCCGACCGGGTTCGCATGCTCGCGAGCGACAAGCCCGGTGAGGTCGTCGCCGCTGCGAACGCCCTCAAGCTGATACTGGCGTCCGCCGGCACCGATATGAACGGCTTAGCCCACGCCATCGAGAACCTCGGCAAAAATACCGAAGTTTCGAAGGACCAGATGAAGAAGATCTGGGACGCTGCCGTACAGCACACTGAAAACCGGCTGCACGGCGCGGATGAATTCCGCAGCACCGACGGCAAGCCGACTTGGCAATCGGTCGCGCTGTTCTGCCAGCGCAACAAGCATCGGCTCCGTCCGCAAACTCACGAGTTCGTCGACAAGATGGCCTCGCAGACTGTGTGGGATAGGGAGCCGAGCGAGAGGCAGCACAAATATCTTTTCGCTCTGTTCCTCCAACTGGGTGGGAAAGTTATATGACCGCGCAAGTCGACGAAGCCACCGTCCGCCAATTCATCGCGATCATCAGCGCGCATGCGCGCCAGGTCATCAACGGCGCCGGCCCGTCCGGCGTCCTGCAGCTATGTCGCCTCAATCCGATCGATGAGAAGGTCGTTCCCAGTCGCTTCACCCTCGACGATATCGAGAACATGGTGAAGACCGCTGTTGCCGACGCGCTCGCCGGCCACAATGCCTACATCGAGGC